GCTGACGTGATGCAGGGTCAGGGTATATCACTATTGTACCATTTCCGTAGCGTTCGCGAAGCTCTGCGACCATCTCGTCTGTGTTACTGCCAAACATGACTATTTCGTCGAAGATGTGGAGCGTGTCTCCCTTGCGCGTCATGAGGACGGCAGACATCGGATCGAGGTTAAAGTCCATGCCTACATGGATGACAGAGCGGTCGCCATCGTGTCGCTTGACCGACTCCTCTCGCTTAAAGCCGTAGTAGATGATGCCGCTATAATTCACAAACTGCGCTTCGTATTCCTGCTGGAATGTGCGCTCGTCTAGGTCTGCTTTAGCCGACTCTATTTCTGATGGTGCAACATTACCACCTTGAATCGTTGTGTACTGATATGAGCGCCAACCGTCATCGCCGTCAACGCCTTTACCATACAGGTCATAAAAGTGATTGCGCCCTTTTGGTGTGCCAATAAAAACAGCAGAGCCGATCCTGTCGCTCAGTGAAGGTCTTAGTACCTCGTACCATGCCTGCGGCCTCATATCAGCGAACTCATCAAGCACAACAAAGTCTAGCGACCGTCCGCGCAGGTTGTCGGGCTTCTCAGCGCCCTTGAGCGATATCGTCGAACCGTTTAGCAGGCTTAGTGTAAGTGCCGTTTCGTTAGTCTTGGCAATGTACTCAGGCGGTATTTGGCTGATTAGCATCTCCCACGCTATCTCTTTCGCCGCCTTATAAGTCGGCGCTACATACCAGACGTTCTGGTCTTTAGCCATAAGTGCGCGGTTAAGTATCTCTGCTGTGCTAAGGAATGTCTTGCCAAATCGACGGCCAGCCACGACAACACGAAATCGTGATGTGTCGTCAAATATTTTAGTCTGCGGTTTCGTCAATATCATCGCGTGTCAGCTTGATAACGACGGGCGGCAAGTCTTGCGCCTCTGTCTGTGCCTCTTTCCATCCTGCCTGTGTCTTTAGGTAAAAAATAGCCGCCACCGTGTTACCCGACTTTGCTTGACTCAACAAATTGGCGCCTATATTAGCGATGGCTTTTGCTTGTCCCTTTTTATAATGTTCAGAAACTCTCTCATCACGCTTACGCATTTCGTAAAACGTAGTGCGTGATATACCAAAGTAGTCCGCTATTTGATCGGTGTTAAGAACAGCCGCAAGCGTTTCCACCTCTTGAATCTGTTTATCAGTCAATTTTTTTGGAGGGCGGCCACCAGACATTATGCACCTACATACTCAAAAGAAGCGGTTAATCTTGCGTCCGACGTTGAGCCAGCCAATACGCCAGATTTTGCTGTGTTTTGTAATCGAGAAGGCTTGCGCGTCATCACCCATTCTTTTCGTGCATACATAGCATGAATTAATGCTGGATTGCTGGTTACAATCGTCATTCGATACCCTTGGTTTTTGTATTGTTCCGCCACTGAGCATTGAAACCGATAGCCCAGCCCAAAACCTTGATAGTCTGGCTTTACGACGATTCTATGTATTCGCTTTGTGTTTTTGCGCTTCGGATGTGGGAAATGTAAAACGCTGCACCATGCAACGGACTGGCCTCCAATCTCGGCAATGTATTTATGTGCGGATCTGTTGTGTTCATGGCTTAAATAATGATGCTCCATAAACTCTCGCCATTCGTGCTGTTCCGCTTTTCTGACATTAATTTCGATTTGTGGGCGCCTAAGACACCTCCGATTAAATTGATGCGTATTTACGTCGTAAGTCCAATCGGGCTCCAACCAATCCTCGATGTCGTAATGACAACTTAACGCGATAAATTGTTTCTTTTGTTTTCTGATAAATTTTTGGATGGCCGCACTACCGACTTGCGCCACTTGTCGATCCACCACGCTTGTAAATTCATCGTATATAACAGGCCTATCGCACTCTAAAATTAAACGCGCCAGTTCAGCACGCATTTTTTGCCCGTTACTTAACACGTTAAATGGCTTGAGCCAATCAGGCGGCGAGCTGAAACCAACTTTGCTCAACGCTTCGGTAATTTGTTTTGGCGTAAATTTTTCGGAAAAGTCATCGACAACGCTTTTGCTATTCCAATCAAAACCAGTGAAAAATTCAAAATCATCAAATAATTTTTTTGCGATAGTGGTTTTGCCTGTCCCGCTGGCGCCGACTATCAGCCCAACATTCCAATCGATGTCCTCAATAGGCAAATCCACATCAAAATGCTTGGCAATCTCATCCATCTGGACATCAAACATACCTTTGATTTTTTCTGTCCTGAATGTTTTGGTTACAGGTGATTTAACTACAAACTTTGCACGCGGCATTTGTAACCTTCCGTATCCAAACGATTAAAAATTTTCTCTTGTTCGCTTTCGTCATTACATTCGACGATCACATTAAACACCTCGCTATAATTTTCTTGTTCTAGCTCAATTTCTTCATCGTCAAACATTTTACCAAGTTCAATATCGTCGAAACCCAGCAAAGCCAAATCGAAATCCATTTCGGCCAATGATTCAATTTCAAGTTTAAGAACATCAGCATCCCAACCTGCATTGAGTGCCAGCTTATTATCGGCAATTACATAGGCTTTTTTTTGCGCCTCTGTAAGCCCCGCCAGCGTGATAGTCGGCACCTCGCTGAGGTTAAGCCGTTTAGCCGCCATAAGACGACCATGCCCTGCAATGATGCCTGCGGCGTCGTCTATAAGTATTGGGTTGGTAAAGCCAAACTCTTTGATGCTCGCGGCTATCTGCGCCACTTGGTCATCAGAGTGCGTTCGCGAGTTCATTGCATACGGGATTAAATCCGCTGTCGGTATATACTCGATTTGTAGTGTCATAGTTATAAAGGTGACGGTAGACCTTCGGCCCATAGTAGGCCATGCGTTTGCCCGTCTTTAATCTCTCCGCGTTTGATATCTTGGTCAGACATAGGGTATGTCTCTACTGCCCCGTCATCAAATGCGACAAGGTACGTTCCTTCATGTCTCGGCATACCGCCCTGAACTACAGGACGCCAATCTATAGTTACTATCTGCAACATATAGTGTCCCCCGAAGTCACCCCCGAAGTCACCCCCGAAGTCACCCCCGAAGTCACCCCCGAAGTCATTCCCGAAGTTCATTATACATAATATTGTGGTTATGCAAAAAAAAGCCCGCACTAAGCGGGCAACTCACAAAGCTACGGATCGTAGCGGATAATTTCGAGCGGTGGTTCGTCGTTCGTTCTTAGCTTTACCACCCTAAAGTCTGACAGTACGGCGGCGTCTTCCTGCCACCTCTTAGACATGGACTCTGCCGCTCTAAGGGCAATAATCCAGTCTTCAGTATCCTCATCACTCAGCGACGCAAGTCTCGTCATAAACGCCTCTAAAGTCAGGGTGTCCGTCCTGCCCATCTGTTTTCTCCCACAACTCTACGAACTCGCAGTAAATGTCTTGCTGTAAGACTGCCTCTTCGTAGTCACCCTGCCCTGCTATCCCGAATGCAAACAGGACTAGCACTATCCCTATTATCAGCACCGCATACGCGTCCGTCGATAAGTCCCTCATAAATATCCCTCACTTTACTATTGTTGCGCAACTTATTTAAAGCCGCTTCCTCGATTTGTCTTACACGCTGACGGCTGATGCCAAGCTCTGCGGCTATCTCAGCGTAGGTCATCTTCTCTACGAATTTGCTGTCCACGCTACCCCCAGAAGGCCGCTTATACAAAGTTAATCTCTAGTAAGCCCTAATATGGGCCGCTTGAGTAGTGGTACTAAGTGCCACGCTACCCCCAAAGGCCGCTTATGCGGCAATTGCCTCAGTAACAACTGCGGCTTTTGTGGGCCGCTTAAAAAAACCAAACTTAGCGTCGTTGTCTGACGCTGTCACCGTAGCAGTAAACGTAATGCGCGACTCACGCTCTGCGTCGAGACTAGATGGCACTGAACCCCACACACGAAAGCCACGATCATCCTGCACGAGCATTTTGAGAGTGTCGCCATATAGCGACTCTTGCCACTTAAACGCCAACACGGTGCCAGTGATAACAACACGCCCCTCTGGTGCATCCTCGCCAGCCTCATGCGCCGCGTCACGTTCTGCGCGTTGAGCATCGCGTTGCTCTTCAGCATACTTCTGTAACCTAACCAGATCACCAACTAGCTTTTCGTGAATAGCTTCGCAGATATCCTGCGGACATTGAGAGACAGTCACATAGCGCATTGGCTTGCCGTCTTTGTCGTCAAACACGCGTGACGTGTAAACGCTAACAATCTCACGAGTCGCCGCTGATAACTCCTGCCACTGCATCATGAACTTGTCAGCACGATCAGCAGGAACGATAAACTTAGTCTGATCGCCAAAGGCACCTAAGGCGATACTTTCGCGCTCTTTGGGAAATGGCAGATACTGGCCTGCAAGGTAAGCCGCCTCAAACTCGTTGTCAACCTCGCACCAAACCCAAACATAGCCGTCAAACGGTGCGTGTAAGCGGCCAGACTTCTCCGAAAATATTGGCTCCGCACCTTCGTTCCGATTGGCCGCCGCACGCTGAAGGCGAGTGTCATACGCTTTAAGGCCACGCTGACGCGCAAGCTCATATTCGGCAGTACGATTTTCTAACCAGCTCCAAAAATTAGTCATTACCCTTCTCCATATATTTTGACTATGGGTACTAATCTACAAGCTGTTTTATCCCCTTGCAACACTTTTTTATCTTTTTTTGATAATTATTTAGGGGTTGAGGCTTACGGTGTGTTTAGCAGGTTAGTCACCCGTAGTGGCGGGCAATCTCTGCTATGAAGTGATCTTGGCTAGGCTTGCGACACAATAGCTTCAGGTACTCTTCCTCGCTTACGCCTCTGTCTCTGCCTAATCGCTCAA